ATGCAAACAGATATATCTCAGAGTTCCGTGTTGACTACGCTGGAAACCTAAGAGCCAACAATGCTTATATTTCTGGAACTATTAACGCTACTGGCGGAAACTTTACCGGCTACATCACCGCTGGAACTCTACGACTAGGTGCAGATGTCAGTTCAACAAATGACGGAATTTGGATTGATGCCAACAACTACTGGTACGACACAGGAGTTTTTAAGGTTGGTGGCAGCAGCGCCAACGTGGAGTGGGACGGCAGTGATTTCACCATTACTGGTTCGCTGGTCGCTGGTGTAACTACTGTTACAGGCTCTCTGACCACGCAAAATGCTGCCTCAGACGGTGGGAAGGTTGTTATCACACCATCAACAGAGTCAGCATCTGATATTAGAATCTACAATAACTATATTCCACTTTCTGGAGGAACATACTCGCGTACCTCTACTACCGCGAGGATCACAACCTCAACACCTCACTACCTCCCCAGCGGGGGATATGTACGGGTTGTCGGCCTGACAGCACTGGACGACGGAGATCAGGTCTACTTAATCACAGTGCCCGGAAAAGTTGTCACTAATATTGCTCTCTCGTCTGGCACAACATACACACTTACTACCTCGTCTGCCCACAATTTCTTGACAAACGATTCAGTAACCCTCTCCAACTTTCCATCTCCATATGGTGAGTTCGACGGTACTTTCACAATCACTGCCGTGCCGACCACTACAACTTTTAGAATTAATCTTGGTGTGACTGGGGATACTGGTGCTGTTGATCCAATGTCTGAAGCGTATGCTCAACTACAGCGGGTTTTTACATACACAACTTCGGCATCGGGTACTGTCGCAACAACAAGTGCCCCTACTGGATCATATGTGACAAGAGAGTATGGTTCTACCGGATACGGTTTTATTGGCACCAGTTCTATTGATGAAAACGTCTATGGACCCCTGCCTGGGTATTATCCAAAATCTCCAACGACCGTCATTGCCTCCCCATCAACCTACATAGGAACAACGTCCGCCGGATCGCGATCAAGAATCTACCTATACACAAACGGTTCCGACAGTGCTCTAACAGAAGTAGGCAGTGCTATCACTCTTGATGCTAGGTACGTTGAGATTGGGAACTTCTCTTTTAGCAGAGGCTCAATTGTTTTAAATGGCTATGTTGTGTCAAATGATTCTTTTATGGCACTTGGTCCATCGTCATTTGTGGGCAACGCCAGTTTTGGAACTGCAAGTTTTAGCACTATAAATGGAACTATTTCATTTACTGGAGATACCACCTTTAATGGTGATTTAATCTCTGATAGTAGATTTAGGCTTCCAGCAATTTCCGCTGGTGTTACTGGATTACAAAATGGAGATCTTGCTTTTAATGGTACAACAAATACCATAGAAGTTGGAATTGGAAGTACTGTTGTTCGCTACCTTCAACCAGTAGTACGAGGAGTTGAATCTGTAAGTCCTAACGCTAGTGGTCTTGATGCAGTACCAACTTATTACACAAGTACCGCAAATGGCGGACAGTTGACAAATGCTATTGCAATTACTGGAGCAGTGGTTGATCTATTGAACTCCGGCGGAGCGGTTCGTGCTCAGGTTCATAATCTGAATCTGGGTCAAGGTGGCGGCAGCCAGACTGGGTCAATTCAAGTCAGGCTAGTTAATACCACTACAGGGTCACCTGTCACAAGCGGTACATACGATCTAATGTACGTTGCGTGGGTTTAAACTTCCTTTGCTCTTTGTCGTTCAGCAATGTACGCCAAGACCGCGTTTACACTCGTCCGGCTGCGCCACGCAAAACCGCACTCGGTGCAGGTCACGATCTTGGCTGTAGTCCAGCGGCCACCACCGGGAACCGGGGCCGTGTCAGTTTCTAACTTAGATGGTCTGGCTGTGCAGAACGGACAGTTTGGTGGGCGGCGACGCTTGGTCTCTTCGCCCTTGTAGGACACAGACAACGCTCGGCGGATGTCGATCTCGTCGCGACCTCCCCAAACACCCCAGATCTGCCGATGCTCTAACGCCCACTGAAGGCACTGGCGGCGGACGGGGCAGCCGTGGCAAAGGTTCTTGGCTTTGTATTTCTCAGAGAAGTCGGACGAGAAGAACCAGTCTCTTGCCTCGGCATTCTCAGGACTGGCGCATGAGCCGTCCTTCTGCCAATTCAAGTTGTCGGCTGGCTTCCACATGCACTCTATCTTATCAAGAGAAAAGAAAGAATGCTCTGCTACTGAGAGATATAAACCACAGTTATTGCAAAGGGAAACTCAACCATTTCACCGTAGTATGTCTCACCATCTGAGTAGCAGATAGTCAACTCTTGGTCGTCTTCTTCTGAAGATCCAGCCCAGACTTGCTCAATACGAACTCCATCAAGAAGTTTGAAGCCATCGGCTAATGAATCCGCAATCCCGTCTCGCTGCAAAGTGGAAGCCAGTGCTCGGCGGACCACCTCCTCATCGAGAGAGACGTGATCCATTGTGAAGTAGTGGATGACTGAGTCTGAGGTCTCCATCCCCGACCCCTCCCACTCCAGCCACAACTGCTCACCACTTCTGGTGTCCTTCATCCACAGCCGCCCTCGAAGTCGTCGTCATCATCGAATCCGCCAAACAACTCGTCATCGCTGTTGAGGCCAACCATAAAGCCAAAACGTTCCTCTTTCTCCTCTATAGGATACGGAACAATTTCAGGATCTCTCAGCACATAGATGCCTACTACGGTCAGTTCTCCACACATGCAGCAGATTTCAACAGACTGAATGCCGACGCTATCTGGCATCCCAACTCCAGCCAGACGAAGCATGATCCGACCGTTTTCGTCCATGCTTTCAGGTTCCCAGCGGGTATTCTCCACAAGCCAGCACGACTCGCAGATCGCCATTGGCGAGAGAGGACTGGCCGACATTCTAACCTCCGAAAGTTGTTACTTCATTTTATCGGAGTATTGAAAGGCAGACTGGGGAGTACTAATCACAATTCCTTTGTGCCTTCTGATTTCTTTGCGTTGTCCCGGCGTTGTGCCGCCCCAGATCCCGTATGGTTCTCGATAAGTGGCCCAATTCAGGCACTCGGCTATGTGTGGGCAAGTCTTACACACCAAAACTGCTTGATAGTGGTTCTCATCATAGAACGATAATTCTCTCTCGTTCTTCTCATCTTCGGCTAGGTAGTAGAAGTCAATGCCTATCTCGGCGCATGTTGGAGTCTCAAACTCCCACGGACCTCGGACAGGATAGTCAACAGCGGCAGCGACCTGAGCCACGTCGATTCGAGGAATAATCATTAGTCAGATCAGCCCTGAGCCGCCTTGTAGCCGACTTCGTAGCCGCATCCGGCATATCCAGCAATGTCGATCCATGTGTCTCGCTGGAAGCCGCCGTCACGATTCATGTATCGCGCCATTTTGACCGCAATCATTGCCATCGCCACATCCTCGTGCGAGAACTCGTGACCGAAGAGCATCGTCCACAACTTGGCGATCCGATCAAAGTTCTCCTCAGGACCGCCGTACGACTTGTTGCGGTCACTGCTGATGATTGTGGCAGCCTCACGAAGAGCCTCGACTCGAAGTTCTACTGTCAGGTTCTCTTCTACCTTTTTCCCTGACTGTGCTGGCAGAGTGGGAGAGCCGGAAGATTCTAGTGTTGGTGTGCTATCGGACATTCTTCAACCTCGCTGTCATTTCGGCGGCATAGGACATATCGCTGTTGATCGGTTCGTTCTCGGAGATATCAAGTTCAATGCTGACTCGATCTAACACCTGATCGGGATCAATATCAAGTAGCCGTGAGATCAAGATCTTTGACTGCTCTAAAATTTCATCGTAGGAGTCTGCTTCAACGTGAAATCTGATCGTTGCGGTAACCATCAGACAGCCTTCTCAAGTTTGTAGTATGGGTACCTTGATGCAGTTAACTTTGGCTTCCTATCATCAGTTGACTTCACAATGATGTCTCCGCCTGAAACCTCAATTACGACTCCCACCCTCCCGTTGTGCATAGCCTTCCCCGCTTCTGATAAGAAGGCATCTTCCAAAACTCGCACTGTATCTCCCTCAAATATCTGACCGGGATAGGCTGGAATCCAGCGAATGAAAGAGTTTTGTGGCATGAAGAAATCGTAGATCAATTTGATCTCCACTGCCTGTTCCATGACTTTCTGGACTTACAGGAACGCCGTCCAGAAAACTGGACGGCGAACCTGCAAAACCAGCCTGTTTAGAACGGAGGCTGCGGAACTGGAGCGTCGGACCATGCACTGGCTGGAGCCGGTGCAGGAGCCGGTGCAGGGGCCGGTGCGGGAGCAGGAGCCGGTGCAGGGGCAGCCGCTGCCGGAGCCGGAGACGCGCCCGTAGCGCCCTGAAGCGGGTAGTAGTTCTTGATCTCGTTCCGCTTCTGACCCTGCCAAGTACGCGACCCGATCTGACCACGGAACGAGCGACCACGAAGAGCCTGCTCGATCTGTGCGTTAGAGGGCTGCTGGACGAAGAACTCTCGGGTAAGACCAAGAGCGGCCATCTTGCGGAAGAAGATGCTGAGTGCATTTGAGTTCTCGGGGGAGACAACGAGGTTGTCCCAAACCAGACGCTTCGCGTGTGGGCCGGACTGAACCTGCGCCTTCACCTTGAACATCGCCTTACCGGACTGCGACACAGTCGCTGTAGCCTCGGTAATGGTGAGGTCGTAGTCGCCGTCAGGAAGCGGCTCGTACGAGTTGTTTGCGGACTCTCCCGCGTCTTTGATTAGATCGTTCCAGTTGAGCGTACTCATTAAAATACCTCTGCCTTCTTGGCTGGTTTCTTGTCATACGGTGCTTCGTTGTCACCAAGTACTGCTGGTGCTGCCTGCGTCGGCCCCGAAGAAGGACCGAAGATGATGTCAAGCATTCTCTCTACGGAGAGATTCTGCTGCTCAACAATTGCTCCTAGCCGACCTTGAACACGTTCCCCTGCTTCGTACTTGTTGGTTCGCTCAACGTACATGCGTCGAACCCTGTAGGGGGGTTGCATTGGATCGGGGTTCGGTACTTCCTCCACGGCAACAGCACCGAGGATATCGTAGAAGTACGGAGCCTGAATCGCCAACTGACCCTGAAGGTACGGCTTGTAGATGCCGTCCTGCGTAGTCCTCGCCATTGCGGTGAGGACCACAGCCTCCAGCGGAGTTGTTGGGTGCATGGTGAGATCGCGAAGATCGCGAAGTAGACCGCCCATGTGACGAAGAAGTTCGCCCCACTGCTGCATCTTCATCGCTTCTGAACCAGCGATCTGGTCCATGCACTTGACCTGCAACTCAGAGATCGAGTCGATGATTAGACTCTTGAACTGATGCCTACCAGTCTGTAGCCACTGGTATGCCTTCAGCACGGTGTCGTAGTCACGAACAGTAACTACGACGGTATCCCATGTCCCATCGGCCACGGGCGGTTCCTCACGAAGTGGATCCCAATACTTGACGACGATGGGGAGGAAGCGGTGTCCGCCCTCCACATCGAGCATAAGTCGGGGATACGGTGCCGTGACAGCAAAGGTTGATTTACCAACCTTTGACTCTCCGTACACCATCACCGTGAGGGAGCGCTGAACTACATTGCTCATCGTCACTCACTTCCCTTTGCTTCTTTGTTGTAGTAGTCGTAGGGGTCTCCCTCTACGAACATATCGAAAAGAGCCTCTTCCGCCGCAGATCCATCATCAAAGAGTTGACATACGGTAAAGAATTGGCACTTCCACTTGCAGTCCCGAGTCGGTCGTGGGTACGCCACAAAAGTGTGTGCTTCACCCTCGTCCAGAGACTTTCGGACTCGCATCAGATCCGCAATGGTTCCGTGAATGCGATTCCAGAATGACCGCAGCGCGAACACGTTGTGCCGAACTGTGATCTGATCGTAGAACGGTGGCTTGGCAGCCGCCGTCCTCCGAACCTTCTTGAGCATCGTGAAGATGCCACCCTCGACTCGTTCGCTCTCGTCTGACTTAGTCGATTCGAGAAGCATATAGGTGAGGATCTGCTCGTTCATCGGTGCCAGATTGGCAAAGTCAGAAAGACTTCCACCAACCGTCTTGAAGTCGCGGAACAAGCGCACACCGTCGGCCTTCCGACGCACGCGCATGTCCAACTTGCCGGTGAGTTCCACCTCGCCATTGAACAGCGAGGCAGTGATCTGCTCTTCTGTAGAGATCATCTCAAGTTCGGCGTCAATACCATTCTCTTCAACCCACTCAAGGTAGCCCTCAAGCATGACGCGCCCAAGTTCTGCCTCTTTCTCAAGGTTCTCCATGCCGAACATCTGGTCTGCAACGTTCATGCGATCTACTTCGACCAGATCCGAATACGCCTTGAGTAGAGGAACTCCCGCTGAGTAATACTGGTCAAGAGCCTCGTGTACGCGAGAACCAAGCGCCAACGCTCCGGTTGTCTCCTTGTACTTGGGCTGTAGACGACGGTAGTAGGTCAACCACCAGCGACGACGGCAGTCCTTGAACGTCTGGATCTCAGAGTTAGAGAGTCTGATTGTCATAGTCTTCCTGCCTTGTCGTCTTTGAGTAGGTCAAGCAACTTAGCACGGTCGCGGACAACTTGATCGAAGTTATCAGCCTTTGTGTCAAGTGCTTGAATGACGCGCTCCTCGATTGTTCCTTCTGTAACGTAGTCCGTGATGACAATGGAGTCATGGATTTCAGATCCAATGCGATGAACACGGTCTAGCGCCTGCTTGTAGTCAACAAGTGACCACGGTCGTTGCAGCATAATCAGTCTACGGGCAGCCGTCAAGGTAACACCAACTCCACCTGCCTGTGCGGTGAAAAGAATCCACTTGGTGCGGCCAGACTGGAAGTCGTCAATCGCCTGCTGACGCTCGTCCTCATCCTGATCCCCCGTAATCAGACCGTGCTGGATTGATGCCTTGGTCATTGCCGCACTTAGAAGATTAATCAACTGCTTTGACACTGCACAGACCGCTACAGAGTCCTCCCCAAAGTCTCCACTCTTAATGTCATCCATTAGAGCATCGACCTTACATGAAGGCTCCGCGAGCAGAATCTTCATCTCACCTGTCAACTCGTCAACGGTAGTCTCCGCGTAGGAGTTTGCCAACTGCACAAGTCGAGTTGTTTGTGTCAGGACGCTGGGCGCTACGACAACATCGCTGCCCGACTCCCCATCAAGTTCAGCGATCATAGAGTCACGCATCTGCTCATACGCCTTCTTCTGCTTTGCAGACATTTCAACGTCTCGACGCTCAGTCAAGATTGGGGGAAGGAACGGCAGCACGCGAGCCTTGAGCATCCGACGCATGTGAGGATTGACAGTGGAGTAAAACTCCTCCTGCATGTGTGTCTTGACCCCCAGCACAACCATGCCGCCAAAGGCGTTCATCATCGTGTCTACAAAGCGGTCAATCCACTTGCTCTTGGTCGGCCAGTTCTCTGGTGATACCCAATGGAGTATCGCCCACAGGTCTACGACGTTGTTCGCAATGGGAGTTCCAGTGAGCGCAAAACGAATGTCAGCGTCACCAGTCGCGGCCCACAGCGCACGGGACTGCTTGGACTTTGGGTCTTTCGAGCGGTGAATCTCGTCCGCAACTACGGCTTTGAATTCAATCTCGTTCAGTTCTCGGGGATGGACTTCGCAGCGAGTTAGTGTCACGCTGTCGTCAACGCCTCCGCATTCTTTGCACCTCTTGAGCCCAATCGAGCCGTATGGTGCCAAACGCGAGTGAGAGCGGAGTGACTCCCAGTTGATGACGAACACATCTGCGTCAGAGTCAAACTGCTTGCGCCGCTGAGTCGATGTTCCCTTGATTACCTGAACCTTGACTCCCGGCCACCACATGGCGAACTCGCGCATCCAGTTTTTCTTGACCGTATTAGGGCAGACAATCAGCGCTGGGAAGACTGATTCTCCGTTGTCGTGCAGTCGCTTGAGTCCTCGTATGGCTTGAGCAGTTTTTCCCAGACCGGGTTCGTCGGCAAGAAGTGCTCTCTTGGCGGTCGAGAGAAATGCGACGCCCGCTCTTTGATGAGGGAAAAGGTCTTCGTTATCGGGGTCATCAAGGTTCTCCACTTCTCGCAGATCCATGCTCGGATCAATTCTTGATACACGCTCATTTGCCGCCCACTCAGCCAAGGCCGGGGCTATCTCTAGGTCGCTTCGGAAAGTTGATCTCAGTGCAAGGCAGGACGACCAACTTAGAGGTACTCGCCAGACATCGTCCTTCCACTTAGCACCGGGAAGGCTCTTGCATAGTTCCTTATAGCGCCACTCTGCATTGATGCGAATATGTTGGCCGTCAGGATCAAGATCCACTGTTACTGGCATCTGTACCTCTCGATATCGTCGTTTCGTCTTACCAAGGCTAGCACGGAAGTTTCATAAAATCAACGGCTGTCAACCCAGCAAACCTCGCGGTACCCAACCACTTTTCACGGCTCTAAGCAAGGCATGTCGAATTGCATCATTTGCGTGCCCCTCTCCTCCGCGATGCCAGTAGCCAAGCCGCTTGAGTTTTTCATTATTGAACATGTTCATAGCGTCTGCTGGAGCCTGCCATACGATTGACTCTTCTGGAATCCCGTGGTCCCGCATTGTCTGTTTGAGGATGCCGATCTGCTCAAGTGACCACGGGGCTTGACTATTGCGAACGGTCTGAGCGTTGATGGTAAATCTTTCGCAGACGATCTCCATCTTTACGGATTCGTCGGGAAGTCTCTGAGAGAACTGCTCTCGCAGGAACAACGCTAGTTCGTGAACTTCCCACTCATTCGAGGCAAGCATTGCTGGCTCAAGGCCAACCGGCATTTCTAGAACACAGGTTCCCGTCATCTTGCCGGGATCTACTGCAATGATGACTTTGCTCATGTCCATACCACCGATGCAACCTTGTACTTGTCGAGAACCCTTTCACACCTTCGACAGGGCTTTGACTCTACTGGCTGTCCTGTGGCACCAATTCGAGCAACGTACACGGTTGCTCCATATGCCCTGTCGCCAGCCGCAAGAAGTGCTGCATGTTCAGCGTGAACATGCGCTCTCCGCCAGCCCTCGTCTGGATTTCCAACTCTTTGGTTGGTT